CAAGAAGCGAATAACGTGACCGAGCTGATCCTAGAAAAGAATCGACATGGTAGTCTAGGGACAGTGAAGTTGTATTTTCATAAGGAATACACAAAATTTTCAAGTGTGGAGGAGGTATAACCATGATTAAAAAAAGCGAAGTCACTGGCTTCTTATCGTTTTTCAAATTTCCAAAGCCATTCATCTATGATGAGAAATATAAGACATTGAGCAATAACGCTAAAATGCTCTATATGCTTCTGTTTGATAGGTTAGAACTATCTTTAAAAAACGGCTGGCATGATAAAGAAGGGAACGTCTTCCAGTATTACACAAATGAACAGTTGATGATTGACTTAAATTGCAATAGCAACAATACGATTATCAAAATAAAAAAGGAGTTGAAAGATGCTGGTCTAATGACGGAAGTCAGACAAGGAATGAACTTACCAAACCGTATATATCTTGATGCTCTTAACGGAAGTGTAGAAAGTACATTTCTGGAAGTGCAAAAAGTGCACCCTGGAAGTGCAAAAAGTGCATTTCAGGAAGTGCAAAAAGTGCACACAATCAAGACTGAGAATACTAAGACTGAGAATAACAATAATAAATTGTTGATTTGTAAGGAAGTTATTTCTTATCTCAATTTGAAAGCTAAGAAGAATTTTAAGGTTGACACTGCTAGCCATCAAAAATTTATCAAAGCAAGGCTTAAAGAAGGCTATGTACTTGAAGATTTTAAAAAGGTTGTGGACATCATGGTAGCGAAGTGGAAAGGTACAGAGTATGAACAGTATCTTCAACCACAAACACTTTTTGGTAATAAGATGGACAATTATCTAAACCAACCGATGCCAAAACGTTCTACAATTTTAACTAGTACGGTTGACGAAAGGCTAGGTTTTTAGATGAAGCAGTTTAAACAATTCAGGACTAGAACGGTTCTTGATGATGTCTGTGAAATCCATGGATGCCATCTTTGGTCTGTTAAAATCCCTGTCAAGGGCAAGGTTGAGGAAATCAGTCAATGCCCCGAGTGTGAGAAAGAGAATATTCGACTCTTTGAAAAGCAGTTGAATATGGAATCCGAGGTCAAGAGTAAGCTTTCGGACACTTATGAGGTCTTTGCTCGTGACAGTATCGTTTCAAGTAAGCTTGCCAGTAAGTCACTACATGACTATGAGATTCAGGTCGATATTGATGAAAAGGCTATGAATTTTGTGAAGCGGTTGGAACGTGAATATGCCAAAGGTACAGTTGGAAATGCCATCATCACAGGACCTTCTGGTGTTGGTAAGAGTCATCTGACCTATGGATTAGCTCGGTTTCTCAATGAGCAATTTAAGTCTTATGATGAACCTAAAAGTGTACTCTTTGTTTCAGTTGTGGCCTTATTCGACAAGATTCGTGAAAGTTTTGAGTTTGACAACGGTTATTCAGAAGCTAAGATGGTTAAGCTGCTATCAGAAGTAGACTTCCTATTTTTAGATGATCTTGGGAAAGAGAGTCGAAAAGCTGACACGAAGCGGAACGAGTGGTCGCATCAGATATTGTTCAAGATCCTGGATAATCGGACGAATACGATTATCAACACGAATCTGTCTAGTGAAGAAATTAAGGAGCTTTACTCGGACGATTTTGGGAATGGTGCTTTATCAAGTCGTATCTTTGAGGGAGCAACTGGCAGATGTTTTGTGTATCCGTCTGGGATGAAGGATAGGAGGTATTGATGTTAAAGTTCTATTTTGTCTTCAATGGACATCGAAGGTTATTTCTTGGAGAATACAACAATGTTGATGATCTCATTGAAGACATGATGGACCATCAATGGGCACACTCTGGGATAACTAAACCACATTTTGTAAAACATATCAAAAAGGACAGCGTTAGATTTGATTATGGCGCAAGGGATTGCTACTATTTAGCAACTTTTTCAGGAGGAAAATAAAATGATTGAACTTATTAAAGAATTTGGAATGGCTATTTTATGGATGTTCTTAGGATATTTAATCGGGGAACGTGCAGCAAGAAAGGAAAAGAAAGATGATCAATAATGTAGTGTTAATTGGGCGCTTAACTCGTGATCCAGAATTACGATACACGCCGTCAAATGTTGCTGTTGCAACTTTTAACCTTGCAGTCAATCGTAATTTCAAGGGTGCGAATGGAGAGCGAGAGGCTGATTTTATTAATTGTATTATGTGGCGTCAGCAGGCTGAGAATTTTGCAAATTGGTGCAAAAAAGGTGCTCTTGTGGGAATTACAGGTCGCATCCAGACTCGTAGCTATGATAATCAGCACGGTCAACGTGTCTATGTGACGGAAGTGGTTGCTGAGAGTTTTCAAACGCTTGAAAAGAAAGATAATTCCGCAAACCAATCAAGCATGGAAAATCAGATGCCACCAAGTTATGGACAAGGTGAGCCAATGGATATTTCAGATGATGATTTGCCATTCTAGGTGATTCATATGAATAATGATTTAAAGAAGCAGCTGATTGAAGGCTATGAGCGAGAGATTGAGAAAGCAGAATCACACATATCTGCATTAATCGAACCATGTATTAAATCACTTGCACATTCATGAGCAGAAGAACGTAGTTACTGGAAGAAACGAGTGAAGGAATTAAAAAGTAAAATCAAGGAGTTAAATAATGGATAAACAGAAATTGATTGAGAGTATTACAGATTTACCTTCAGATTTTAGCAGGCAAAGGCCGATGATTGATAAATTAACAGCGTTGGAATTGATAAAGTTGCTAGACGAACCCGAAGCAGGTCACGCAGATGAAGCTCCACGCTACGTTAAGAACATACTTGCACGATTGCGAGAGTTGCCATTACATGATAGAGAAGTCTGGCTGATAGCTATCATGGGTGAATTTGAGCAAGAGTTCAGTCATGTAAAATGGCGTGAAGGCTACGAACAAGGCAAACTTGAGGGAGCATGGGTTGGCAATCAATTAAAAGATGCTGATAAAATTCGACAAGAATTAAATAAAGTGCTTCTACCTAGTTTTATGGATGATTGGATCTTTAAATGTCAACTCTTAAATGATTTTAGCTTGCGTGATGCACTTGATAGTAACACTATTCATCTCTATGCTAATAATAGCAAAGTAGTGAAGAAATGGCTTAATGACAGAAAAAACCAAGAACTTTTTGCCAAAGCCTGGGTGACTGACTACGAGCCTGAGAAAGAACCAAAATACAAAGTCAAGTTAAAAAATACAGATGATTATCTAAATGAGACAGAAGTTGGATTTCATTTTTTTAACAATTGTAAAAACAATAAAACATTTACACGAAAGGAACTAGAATATTCCGATTTTGCTTGGGTGCTCGATTGCTCAGGTATTGAAGTTGAGGAGGTTTAAGATGAATAAACAAGAATTTATTGAACGGATAGAAAGTTTAAAAAATATTTTCGGGAATAAAAATGAATATGTCAAAATAGATTTTGTAATAGAACTTATTTCTGAACTAGACGAACCGAAGAAAGTCGTAGTACCGCAGTTTGTGGCGGATTATATAGAGTTTAAAAAGTCATACGATTTTCATGTCTATGGAGCGATGAGAGTGATTGAAGATCATTACGATAAGAGAGTCCCTGAATGGTTTTACGAAAAGAATATTGAAACATTCATTCGTGCATGGATTGACGGCTACGAGGTCGAGAAAGAGAAGCGGTATTTGGTGAAGTTGAAGGGTGTTGTGTGTAATTCGAGGGTATTAAGACATAATATCAATGAAGATACTTGGTTTATGAGTAACGAAAAAAATTATACGGATTTAAAATCTTACCACACCCGCAAAGAACTAGAAGAAGCCGGATTTGGTGAAGTGTTTAACAGTCCATTGTTTGAAGTTGAGGAGGTTGAGTAAATGGAAGAAATTATCATGGCGACATTGCCTAATAAAGAATTAAATCGTTTGATTAAAATTGAAATTGCAGTTGAAAATTTAATTGAAAACGGAATACTTGATGAAGATGTCTTCAACGAGTATTTGAAGGAAGCGTAGATCGAGAAGGTGGAAGAATGAGTAGATTTGAAATCTCCCTGTCTAAAGATGACCTTGAACATATCGCTAACGGTTATGATATCAAAATTAAAATCAACGGTAAAAGATTCTTGGAAACAAATGAAATCATTTTGAAGCCTGCGTTTATAAATGATGTTATGGCTCCGATATTGAATTATAGAAATAAAATCATCGATACTGAACAGCAAAACCTTGTTAATAATTTTATGGGAGGTGCGGATTGAAAGACACACTAATTCGCATCCTTCTAGCTTGGTCGCTTGTCGCTACTTGCTTACTATTCATGCAGCGTGAAGCACAAAAACCCTTACTGGTCTATCACGCTGATAGTAAGTATCAGATTACGGGCAAGGTTGAAAGCAAGAAGAAAATTGGAAAGTTGTTCACTATAAAGATAAATGGGAATGTTTTCGTGGTGAGTGAAGAACGGTATAAAAATATTGAAATAGGGGAAGAGGTGGAAATCTAACCACCTCAAATACTGGAGGTATATAATGCCAAACTGGGCAGAGGGTACAATCAAATTACGAGGACGTTCTGAGAATATTAAGTCAGCTCTGAAAGATATGTTTTTTAAGCTAAACGACGTATCTTATGAAGACGATGGAGAAATGTTGATTATAGAGAGCATAGGCTCTTCATCCATTCGTATTAACAAAACTAGAAGAGCGTTTATAAAATGCGAGAGAATAGAACTGTATTTTGAAGATGTTTTTGAAACAATAGAAATTCAAAATTTCTCTCAAGCGTGGGCAGCTATTCCTGACAACTTTGTAGAAATATCAAAAAAACATGACGTAGATATTAAGATTTTCACTTTCGAAAAAGGTTTTGAGTTCACTCAAGAAATCGAAATTTCGAAAGGCAAAATCTTAAAAGACACTGTCCTGAAATATGACGATTACAGATGGGAAGTCGCTTTTAGTGAATTAGGAGGATAAAAATATGAACACACTAGAAAATGTAAAGCAATGGTTTATTGATCGTGATCTAGAAAACGGTGGAAGATTAGACAAACAGTCACTCAAATTGAGTGAGGAATTTGGTGAGCTATGCGCTGGGTATCTCAAGAAGAATGAGAAAGTGACCAAAGATAGTATCGGAGACTGTGCGGTCGTGATTGTAGGTCTAGCGCTATTAATCAAAGAAGACGTGAATCAGATTTTCAAAGAGTCTGATAGCATTCGTAAAAAAGATGTGATGGAAAGCTTTATCTCACTTAATGCGAACATTAGTGAGTTTCAACTGTCACAAGGATTTGCTAGTAAGGAAATGTGCAGACACAATCTAGTCCGCTGCATTGGTTATCTGAAAAATCTTGGATATGACTTTGATGAATGTTTTGAACTAGCTTATCAGGAAATTAAAGACCGTAAAGGTCGCTGGATCGATGGTAGTTTTATGAAAGAGGAGGATTTGCCAGATGATTCCAAAATTTAGAGCGTATGATAGTGGCTCATTAAGTCGTATGTATCAACCAGACGAAGTGATGGTCGGAAATGGTAACATCTGGATCATTGACGAGGATTCTGTTGCTGGCGAATGGATTGTGAACAATGACATTCACCTCATGCAATCAACAAACTTGCATGACAAGAACGGTAAGGAAATTTTTGAGGGGGATATCGTCAAAAGAGATGGTATAAAAAGACCAGAAGTTGTTAGGTTTGGAGAGTGGATTGATGTAGATAGTCTAGGATATAAAGAACAATATATTGGTTTTTATTTTGAATCAGAACACGAGGGACAAGAATGGCTGCATTCTGTTGAACCTCAATTCAATCATCTATACAAAATCATCGGCAATATCTACGAAAATCCAGAACTTTTGGAGGATAACAAATGAAACCAGAACAAATTGACAACGTAAACAAACCGAATCACTATCAAGGACGCTATGGCATGGAGTCCATCGATGCTTTAAGAAATTTCATGACACCTGAACAACTGAAAGGTTTCTACTTAGGGAATAGCTTGAAGTATTTATTACGGCATCAGAAGAAGAACGGTCTTGAAGACCTAAAGAAAGCTAGAAAGAACCTTGATTGGTTGATTGAGGAGATGGAACATGAGAATTAAAACTTCGAATGGCGCAATCGTCAACGTTAACAACATAAAACGAAGTATCACAATTGAAGGAATCGAGCTCGGTTCAGATTGTCGTGCTTTAGTCTCCAAGCATAGAGATGGTACAGGGACTATTACATTAGTTTTTGATGGAAAAGTTATTTAAAAATTCAATAGACGTAGAAATATTACATGGCATAGAAAAGAGGTGAACGATGCCTTTCTTTCCTGATATTAATGAATCAAAGACAAAAGAAAATGCCAAGAGAATTCTGAAAGGATATCTTAGATGGAGAAGAGTGGCCAATGACATAGATGGACAGAAGGTAACAACAACCTACTCATTTATGCCACGGTCTCAATCTTCAGTCAGGATTAGCCAGGTTGAGAAATTAGCCATTCGAAAAGTTGATGCTGAACTTGAACTTGATGCGATTGAACAAGCAGTAAGTGGTCTACATGATCCCCTCTATCGTAGAATTATTTACGAAAAATACCTTCAGTGGGATTGTAAGAAAGATGAAGCAATCTTAATGGATTTATCACTTTCAGAAAGTTCTTATTACGATATTTTGGATAGGGCCTTAATGGCATTTGCTGAATTATATCGCAATGGTGAACAGGTTGAAATTTTGGAATAAAAAAATGGAGTTTTTTTGGAGTTTTTTTGGAGTAAATTTGGAGTAAGTTCGGAGTAAATATATAATTTAATGTGCTAAAATTATATTATGAAATAATTATGAAGGCAGGCACAACCTGCCTTTTGTTGTAGTTTGGAGGTGATATTGTGAGAAAAGTAGAACCTATTCGTGAACTTGACGACATCGAGCGAATGAAAGATTATTTGAAGTCAAAGAATGAGCGAAACTACGTTCTGATTATGTGTGGTCTGTACTCTGGAATGCGCATCAGCGATATCATACCTCTTCAGGTCAAACAAGTTACAGGTGATAGAATAGAAGTCGTCGAGAAGAAGACAGGGAAGGTCAAGCGATTTGCCATCAATCCAGAGTTAAGAAAGACTTTAAATCACTACATCAGAGAAAATAACCTTCAAGGGTATGACTATCTATTTCCGAGTAAGAAGAAAGTTAGGACAGATGGTGTGCGTATAGCGCACATCGGAAGAGTTGCAGCTTACCAAATTTTAAAACAAGCTGCTGAACATGTTGGTCTGAAGAATATTGGAACACACTCGATGAGAAAATCATTTGGCTATCATCACTACAGACGAAATCAGAATGTAGCAATCTTGATGGAATTATTTAACCATTCATCACCAGATATCACACTCGATTATATTGGTATTAAACAAGATGAATTGGATGATTCAATGATGAATTTTAGTTATTAAATACCTATTTATTTAACACAATGAGAAAATGTAAATTAGTATTTAATAAAATTGATGTAAACACTTACTGGAATTGATTTTAGATGATGTTAGTTTTATTTAACAGAATATAAGATATGTTAAATATACAAGGGTGTTGAAGAGATAAAAATACCCCCTAATAAAAACATACCCCAGGTTGCTAAAATACCCCCCCTTTTATCTAAAAAGAAAGGCCTCTCCGAATATGAATACCACCCATGAAAGACCGGACCGGAGCGGTCCTCACAGAGTTGCTTTTGAAAAGAATAAAAATATTATTCTCAAAACAAGAAATACTTGTGGAATTTGTGGACTACCAGTTGATAAATCCTTGAGGTACCCACATCCATTAAGTCCGGTCATTGACCACATTATTCCAATCAATCGTAATGGTCATCCATCAGATATTCAAAACTTGCAGTTAGCCCACTGGCAATGCAACAGACAGAAGTCTGATAAGTTATATGCTGACGATAGATCAGCCAATGCTACTGTTGTAGGCAATCGTAATCTGCCACAGTCAAGAGATTGGACAAAGTATAGAGCTTGAAGAAACCAAAAAAGAAAAATTATATTATTTTTTAAAAATATCAAAAATAATAATGAGTGCTTAGATTTTGAAAAAAATAACAGATATGTGTGAAGCAAGTCCTAGCTGAGGATAGGGGGGGTATCCCCCTCCCACTAGGCGCTCGCGAGCTTCACGCCGTCACTGTACATTTTTTCTCGCGCCAAATCATCACAATGAAAGGAGAACGGTTTGGAATTAAGAGGAATTGACTATCTCAGGAGAAAGTTGACTCTCTATCAGAGCAGAGTTAATCTGAGGTACAAGCATTATGCAATGCAATACCATGAATCACCGACAGGAATTACAATTCCTCCACATATCAGGGTGAAGTACCAAGCTGTTCTTGGTTGGGCTGCAAAGGGAGTTGATAGTCTTGCAGATCGTTTGATTTTCAGGGCATTTGCTAACGATGATTTTAATGTTACAGAAATCTTTGATCGTAACAATCCTGATATCTTCTTTGATAGTGCCATTTTAGCTGCGCTGATTGGTTCGTGTAGTTTCGTCTACATTTCGAAGGGTGAAGATGATGAGGTGAGGTTACAAGTCATTGAATCAAGCAATGCAACTGGTGTCATTGATCCTATCACTGGTTTGCTTGTGGAGGGTTATGCAGTGTTGGCTCGTGACGATTACAATCGTCCAACACTTGAAGCTTACTTCGAGCCTAATGCTACTCATTTTATTCCGAAAGATGGTAGGCCATATTCGGTTGTAAATGAAACTGGTATCCCTCTGCTGGTTCCGGTCATTCATCGTCCTGATGCGGTTCGTCCGTTTGGTCGGAGTCGTATCACCAGAGCTGGTATGTATTATCAGAAATACGCTAAGCGTACCTTGGAACGGGCTGATATCACTGCTGAGTTCTACTCATGGCCACAGAAATATATTCTTGGGCTTGATCCTGATGCAGAGCCTATGGAGAAATGGAAAGCTACTGTATCAAGCTTGTTGACGATTTCTTCTAGCGATAAAGGTGAGAAACCGAGCGTTGGGCAATTTACCACTGCGAGTATGTCGCCTTTTACAGAGCAACTGAGAACTGCTGCTGCCGGATTTGCTGGGGAAATGGGGTTGACATTGGATGACCTTGGTTTCGTTTCAGATAATCCATCATCTGTAGAAGCTATCAAGGCTAGTCACGAGAATCTTCGTCTTGCTGGTCGGAAGGCTCAGAGATCGCTGGGAGCTGGATTGCTAAATGTGGCTTATGTTGCTGCTTGCTTGCGTGATGATTTCCATTATGCCAGAAGCCAATTTGTAAGAACTACAGTTAAATGGGAACCATTGTTTGAAGCCGATGCTAACACAATGACTATGATTGGTGATGGTGTTGTGAAGTTAAATCAGGCATTACCTGGTTACATCAATGCTGAAACAATTCGTGATCTTACAGGTATTGCTGGAGATATGTCTGCTAAACCTGTTGTAGAGATTCCACAAACATCGTCTAGTGCTGAATCTGGAGTAGATAAACAGAAAAACAGGATTATTTCAACCTATGAAATCACATCTCTTTTAAGTAACTACCAAAAAGGTGTTTTATCGAAAGAAAATGGTATTTCTTTGTTAGTCTCAACTGGAATCAAACCTTCTGAAGCAGAAGAAATGTTGAATAGAACAAAAGTTTTGGAGCAAGTAGATGAATGATGAGATTGATGTACTACCTAAACTTCTGGAGGAAGTAAAAAATGAATTCGAACTTGCTTATGGTGAAAGTGAGATTATTCGAAATGCTTTCGCTAAACTGAAAGCTAAAAAAGCAACATACAGAACCGCCAATGATTTTGCGATTGAGATTGGTGGAATTCTCTCTAAGGCACTAGGAGCTTCTATAAGTGCTGACAAATTACCAGATGGTAAAATGTATTACAATATTGCTCAACGCTTGCTGACGGATGTGTTAGGACGAAATCATGAGCTTGTGAGTGGTTACGCTAGCGATGTTCAGAAAAATTTGAACGATGAAGCAAAAATCGGTATGAAAGTTCAAGTTCCAGAATTGAATCGGGATCGAATCGCTGGCATTGTCAATCGCTTTTCGTCTGAGGAGAATTTTGAGGATGTCAGTTGGTTACTCGGTGAACCTATTGTGAATTTTACTCAGTCCATTATCGATGATACAATCAGGAAGAATGCGGAGTTTCATGCTAAAACTGGATTGGTACCGACGATCAGTAGACACTCTACTAGGCGTTGTTGCAAATGGTGTGATAGCTTAGTAGGGAATTACATATATGGTGAGGAACCAGCGAATTTCTACAGAAGGCATCAGCATTGTACTTGTGTAATTGACTATCATCCTAAAAATGGTAAGGTTCAAAATTCTTGGACTAAAAAAATCAGAAATGAGAGTTCCGATGAATTAGAAAAGCGTAAGAGAATAAATATTGATGTGCGTGACAATAATCGCAAAACAGATATTCAGGAGTATAAGAAAATAGTTGATGTTTTAGGAGTTCAAAATGCTCCTATTTCACTAGCAAAGTTTCAGGATTTGAAGTATAATGATGGTGAGGGATATGAACGCTTAAAAGATGTAGTTTATATCCAGGAAATGTTCAAAAATGGCACTTGGCTGGATAAAATAAATCCAGAAAAACAAGCTAGACATATTCAATCAACATCACTGACTGAAAAAAGCTATTTTTACGATCATGTGGATGTGAATGCTCTGTATGAAAAGTACAAGATGACTGGATTTATAGAAATAAGTAGAAAAGGTGCTCGAACCAGTAATGAAAAGGTTGATTTATTTGAAGATAGACCGTTAGGAATTGATGTATATACTGGTAAGCCAGTAAATGCTATGACAATTAAGTATGGCAAAACTGGCGCACACTTGATACCGACATACTACGAAAGGGGAGACTGATGGAACTTAAGAAATTTAATAACAAGGTTGTCAGAATCACCGATATTGACGACCAAACATTTGAAGGCGTTTGTCTTTATGAGGACAAGGATGACTATGATGAAGAATTTGATGGGTTGTCCGTTAAGTCAGGAACCCGATGGACAAAATTCTTTGAGAACGAAATCAAAGAAGTTGAAATTATTAAATAAGCACGTTGACAGTGGTCAAGGTGCTTTTATTGTGGTTTAGATTAGGAGGTGATCCGATATCTCCCAGCGATAGGGTTATCATGCGATGACGATTGAAAGGAAAGTAGAATGGCGAGGAAGAAACTTGGCAATCAGAATCCTACTCAATCGGTGATTTTAAAATACGTCAAGAAAAATTCAAAAGCTAAAGAAGCGATTGAATTTTACGAACGGACTGGTCTTTCTTGCTATGCTTGGCAGAAAAACCTGCTATTGCCTTTAATGGCAGTAGATAAAAACGGACTATGGGTGCATCAGAAGTTTGGTTATTCTATCCCTCGTCGTAATGGTAAATCTGAAATCCTATATATCGGTGAAATTTGGGGGCTACATGAAGGATTGAATATCCTGCATACTGCTCACCGAATTTCTACATCTCATGCCTCTTTCGAGAAGGTGAAACGATACCTTGAGAAAATGGGGTATGTGGATGGTGAGGATTTCAATTCGATTCGAGCGAAGGGGCAGGAGAGAATTGAACTTTATTCAACAGGTGGCGTTATCCAATTCCGTACTAGAACATCAAACGGTGGTCTGGGTGAAGGGTTTGACATGCTGATCATTGACGAGGCTCAAGAGTACACGACCGAACAAGAATCTGCTTTGAAGTACACGGTTACGGATAGTGAAAATCCTATCACAATTATGTGTGGAACACCTCCGACTCCTGTATCAAGTGGTACAGTCTTTACTAAATATCGTGAGACTTGTCTTTTTGGGAAAGGGAAGTATTCTGGCTGGGCTGAGTGGTCAGTTTCTGATGAAAAGGAAATTGACGATGTGGAAGCCTGGTATAATTCTAATCCATCCATGGGATACCACTTAAATGAGCGTAAGATTGAAGCAGAGCTTGGTGAGGATAAGTTGGACCATAATATCCAACGTTTGGGATTCTGGCCAACCTACAACCAAAAATCTGCTATTTCTGAAACGGAGTGGAATGAGCTCAAGGTGGATGATGTACCAGAATTATCTGGCAAGTTGTCTGTTGGTATCAAGTATGGCCAAGATGGAACGAATGTGGCATTGAGTATTGCTGCGCGGACCAAGGATGGCCGTTACTTTATCGAAACAGTCGATTGTCAATCCGTTCGTAATGGGAATGAGTGGATGGTTGCTTTCTTGCGTCAAGCTGACGTGGCTCAAATTGTCATCGATGGCGCAAGTGGTCAAAAGATTCTGGACGAAGAGTTGAAGGATTATAGAATCAAGAACGTGATTCTACCGACGGTGAAAGAAATCATCGTGGCCAACGCTCTTTGGGAACAGGGAATTTACCAGAAGACCATCTGTCACGCTGGACAACCATCTCTATCAAAGGTAGCTACTAACTGTGATAAGCGGAATATTGGCTCAAATGGTGGCTTTGGTTATCGATCGCACTTTGACGACATGGATATTTCTTTGATGGATAGTGCTTTGCTTGCGCACTGGGCTTGTGCTACTACTAAGCCTAAGAAAAAGCAAAAAATTAGTTATTAAAATAAGCGGTCAGGTGACTGCTTTTTTTGATGCCAAAAAAATTACCGAACTGCCGGGGAAGCAGGAGAAAGGAGACATGAGAATGTCAGAATTTAAACCAATCACTACACAGGAAGAATTTGATGCTGCTATTAAGGGTCGCTTATCTCGAGAGAAAGAGAAGTATGGCGACTATGACCAGCTCAAGTCCCGTGTTGCAGAATTGGAAACAGAAAATGTTGGCTTGAAGTCAACAATTGAAGCTACTAATCAAAGCAAGGCAGATGCTGACAAGCAACTTGAAGATTTGCAGAATAAAATCGCTGGTTATGAGATGGCTAGTCTGCGAACTCGTGTGGCTTTGCAACATGGATTGCCTTACGACCTTGCAGATCGTTTGCAGGGAACGGATGAAGAAAGCTTCAAAGCTGATGCAGAGCGTTTAGCTGGTTTTATGAAGCCAGTAAGCAAAGTAGCGCCAGTAAAATCAACGGAGCCGATTGTTCCGAAAGAAGATGATGAAAGAACCATGTATAGAAATTTGGTTCAAAATTTAAATATTGAAGATTAAAAAGGAGAAAAAAATATGTCAGAAGCACAACTTGCAAAAGGAAATCTATTTGATCCAGAGCTTGTAAAAAAAGTTATTAGTAAGGTGAAGGGACATTCATCAATTGCTAAGCTATCACCCCAAAAGCCTATTCCGTTTAACGGCCAAAAAGAGTTCATTTTCGACTTTGATTCGGACATCGACATCGTGGCTGAAAATGGCAAGAAGACTCATGGAGGTGTGAGCCTTGATCCTGTTACTATTGTTCCACTAAAAGTCGAATACGGTGCCCGTGTATCTGATGAGTTTCTAAACGCCTCAGAAGAAGCAAAAGTTGACATCCTCAGTGATTTTGTGGAAGGATTTTCTAAAAAATTAGCACGAGGGCTTGATATTATGAGTATTCACGGTATTAACCCACGTACAAAACAAGAGTCAAGCATTATTGGAACTAACTGCTTTGATAAAAAAGTTACTCAGACAGTAACTTTCAAAGAATCTAACCCAGACGAAAGTATGGAAGATGCTGTCGGTATGATTGATGGTTCAGAACGTGATATCACCGGAGCAATCCTAGATCCTATTTTTACAACTGCTCTTTCTAAAATGAAAAATGCTGAAGGCGGGAAATTGTATCCTGAATTGGCATGGGGCGGTGTACCTGATGCAATCAATGGATTGGCAGTAGATAAAAACCGCACTGTATCATACTCACAAACAGATCCTAAAAACACAGCGATTGTTGGGGACTTTGAAACAATGTTCAAATGGGGCTATGCGAAAGAAGTTCCGATGGAAATCATCAAGTATGGTGATCCTGACAACAGCGGTCGCGACCTTAAAGGGTATAACCAGATTTATATCCGTTGCGAAGCATACATTGGATGGGGCATCATGGACGCTGCTAGTTTCGCTCGTATTGTGAAAACGGGAGGTTAATCATGGCTGAGTATGTAAACCAAAAGACAGGAGCAACAATCAACACTAATACAGAAATTTCTGGGGGTGATTGGGTTCCAATTGCAGCATACAAACCTTTGGACTCATTAACTAATGCAGCATTGAAAGAAATCCTTGATGAAAAAGGTATTTCTTATGATAACCGTGCTACAAAACCTGAATTGATTTCGCTGCTTGAACAAGCTGACACTGAAGTCCAGTAGTCGCTTGACTGGAGGTAGAAATGGAAAACTTTGCAACAGTAGAAGATTTGAAAAAATTGTGGCGAGCGTTGAAATTCGATGAGGAAAAACGAGCCGAAGCGCTGTTGGAAGTTGTTTCTCATTCTCTTCGCGTTGAAGCTAAAAAAGTTGGCAAGGATTTAGATGGGTTAGTGAATACTGATCCATCTTTTGCCATGGTTGTTAAGTCCGTCACGGTTGATGTGGTAGCTCGCACGTTGATGACCTCAACTGATCAGGAACCAATGACTCAAGTGGCTGAGTCCGCTTTAGGTTATTCCTTCAGTGGTTCTTATCTAGTGCCTGGCGGTGGTCTCTTTATCAAAGATTCAGAATTGAAACGTCTAGGTCTCAAAAAACAAAGATATGGGGTGATTGATATCTATGGGACGGATTAAAGGAATTACTGTAACTTTGATTGGGAAAACTAAGACTGGAAAGGATGACTTTGGGCATCCAATCTACGAGAATTCTGAAATTCAAGTAGATAATGTCCTGGTTGTTCCAGCTTCGACAGAAGATGTCACTACTCAGCTTAGTTTGACCGGGAAGAAGGCTTCTTATACGCTAGGCATCCCAAAAGGCGATCAGAACGAGTGGAAAGACCGTGAGGTTCGTTTCTTTGGGCGCAAGTGGCGCACGATTGGCATTCCTTTAGAAGGCATTGAAGCCATGATGCCTCTGGAATGGAATAAGAAAGTGATGGTTGAAGCGTATGAGTAATTTCAATGTCAAGCTTATCGGTGCGGGTGTAGGAGCTCTTTTGAAATCAAAAGAGATTCAGGACATTCTGAACAAAGAAGCAACAGTCATTAAAAAAAGATGTGGCCCTGGTTATGAACAAGATAGCCACGTTGGTAAGACAAGAGCCAATGCTATGGTTTATCCAGCTACGCGAAAAGCGAAAAGAGATAATTTGAAAAATAACACTTTGTTGAAGGCGGTACATAAATGATTGAAATTATTATCAAGAAATATCTTGACGGTCATTTAGATGTACCGTCATTTTTTGAGCATGAAGCTGAAGCTCCCGATAGCTTTGTCATTATTCAAAAAACTGGTGGTAAGGAGCGAAATTACTCTGGTAGTGCAACCTTTGCTTTCCAAAGTTATGGCCCAACTATGCAGAAGGCTGCAGAGCTCAATGTGAAAGTCAAAAAAGCTGTAAAGGGATTGATTGAATTAGATGAAATCTGTGGTGTCCACCTGAACAGTGATTATAATTTTACGGATACCGAAACAAAACAATATCGATATCAAGCCGTTTTTGATATTAATTATTTTTAAAAAGGAGAAATTAAATGGCAAAAGAATCAAACGTAACGACTGCTAAACCTAAAATCGGAGGAGCAGTTTATTCTGCACCTCTTGGAACAGCATTACCTACAGATGCAACAACAGAACTAGATGCAGCTTTTAAAGCGCTGGGATATATTTCAGAAGATGGTATGACCAACAGTAACTCTCCGGAATCTGAAAATATTAAAGCATGGGGTGGTGTTATTGTAAGCTCAGTTCAAAAAGAAAAACCAGACACATTCAAATATATGCTTATTGAAGCATTGAATTTAGATGTTTTGAAGGAAGTTTATGGATCAGATAATGTATCTGGGGATTTGGCATCAGGAATTACAATTAAGGCAAATTCAAAAGAATTGCCACATCACTGCCTTGTAATTGAAACAGTTCTAAAAGGTGGTGTACTTAAACGTATTGTTATCCCTTCAGGAAAAGTAACTGCCATCGATGAAATCACATATAACGATGGAAGTGTTCTCGGATACGGTACAACAGTAACTGCCTTCCCTAACGCTACTGATGACACGCATTATGAATACATCAAAGGAGCTTAACTATGTCAAAACAAAATCGCAAAAAGAAAAATAAAGAAGCTGCCCCACAGATTAAAACAATCCGTGGGGTGACTTCGACTGGATTTGCTTTTGAAATCACAAAAGAGCGCTTGGAAAACTATGAGTTGCTTGAAGCTATTGCAGAAGTAGATACCAATCCAGCAGTTTTACCAAAAGTTGTCAAACTTATGCTTGGTAACAAGTCGGAAGATTTGAAAGATCATGTTCGGACTGCTGATGGAATTGTTCCTTTGGATAAAATGGGTTCAGAAATTAGTGAGATTTTCACAAGTAAGGACCAATTAAAAAAATAGCGCTCCTTGCTAGAATGATTCAAATAGACGAAGATTCTCTTATTTGTGATTTAGCTGAAACCTATGGAATTTTTGACTACAGACAGCTACCTGCTAGCCAGGTGGCTGTCTTTGCTTTTGGTTTAAAGGATGATTCTCGTATCAAACTAGCAATAAGCAATAGGAAAGTGTCCTTTGACACTCTTTTGCTTGCAAGTGTACTAGATAGATTGTCTGCGCTTGTATGGTTTAAAACAACAGATGGTCAAAAAGGGATCAATAAACCAATAATGATTGCACAAGAATTAACAGGAAGAACTAAAGCTAAAGAAAGTAATGAGATGATCTTTGATTCTGGTAAGGACTTTGAAGAGTATCGTCAGCAAATTCTAGAAAAGATAGGAGGTGAGGATTAGTGGCGACAGAAATAGCACAGGCTTATGTACAATTGATACCATCAGCAAGAGGTATTACTGGGAAAATCCAATCACTTCTCAATCCTGAAGCTAGCGCAGCAGGACAAAGTGCTGGACAGTCATTGGGGTCTAGTCTTGTTAGCGTTATGACGAAAGTTATTGCAGCAGCTGGAATTGGAAAAGCATTTAGCGCCGCTTTAAATGAGGGAGCATCACTTCAGCAATCGCTTGGTGGTATTGAAACATTATTTAAAGACTCAGCTGATAAGGTCAAAGGATTTGCAAACGAGGCTTATAAGACAACAGGTCTATCAGCGAATGCCTATATGGAAAACGTAACAGGCTTTTCAGCTAGCCTCTTGCAATCTCTTGGTGGAGATACTGATAAAGCTGCAGAAACAGCTAACATGGCCATGATTGATATGTCAGATAATGCTAATAAGATGGGAACATCAATGGAAAGCATTCAGATGGCATATCAAGGATTTGCTAAACAGAACTACACTATGCTTGACAACTTGAAGCTCGGTTATGGTGGTACAAAACAAGAAATGCAACGGTTATTAGCTGATGCAGAAAAACTGACGGGTGTTAAGTATGACATTAACAACCTTTCAGATGTTTATAATGCCATTCATGCTATCCAAGAAAATCTCGACATCACTGGTACAACTGCTAAAGAGGCGGCATCTACTTTTAGTGGTTCTTTTGAATCTATGAAAGCAGCTGCTCAGAATGTACTTGGGAAGTTAGCATTGGGAGAGAATATTCTACCATCTTTACAAGCTTTAGCAGAAACAACCTCTACCTTTCTCTTCGATAATTTTTTCCCAATGGTTGGGAATATTTTATCTGGCCTTGGCTTGGTTTTGACTGAAGGGATTAGCCAGATTGCTTCTCAGCTTTTTGGGGATACCTTTGGAAGTGCAGTCTATGACCAATTGTCTCGTGTGACAGGAATTTTTCAAACCTTCTTTGATATGATCTTTGGGTCATTGAGCAAGCAAGATAACATTGATATCCTGACCATGCTTGGATTTAGCGAGGGAGCTGCTAATCAAATTGTCAACATCGCAGACAATATCCGAGTAACTTTTGAGAATATCGGGGTTGTTGCTGGTAATGTTGCAAGCATTGTTATTGATTTTGTTGGAGATCTGTTAGGAATTAAAGACGGAGAGCAGGGAGTGAATTTGCTAGGCATTGCCTTTGAAAGTATCACAGGTTTTATCAGAGACGCCTCTGAAAGTCTTAGTAATTTTACCTCTTGGTTAAAAGATTCCCCTCTTGCGTTAGATGCTTTAAAATCAGCAGTTGTTGGCATTACTAGTGCATGGGCTGGATACAAAGCAGTAATGACTGTAATAAAAGGAATAGAAGCAATCAGAAATGCCACTCTAGCTATCACAAATGGTTTAATGTTAGCTCAATTCGTAAGAACCGGTGCACTCACTGCCGCAGAGGCGGCGAATGCGGCGGCTACTATGGGAGCAAGTGGAGCGTTTAGTATTTTCAATGCAGTTTTAGCTGCAAATCCAATTGGTCTGATAGTAACGGCAGTTGCTGCATTGGTTGCTGCTCTGATATGGTTTTTCACACAAACAGAAACCGGACAGCAAATTTGGTCATCTTTTGTAGATTGGATCAAACAGGCTTGGCAGGGAATTGCTGATTTCTTTGTAAATCTTTGGTCTGGTATCTCTGAAGGTGCTAGCACATTGTGGGATGGAGTTGTTGCGGCCTGGACTGCTTACGTTGAGACAGTAAAGGCGGTGTGGGGTGCTATTGGGACATTCTTTTCTGACTTATGGACAGGCATTCAAGAATTTGCATCCGTAGCATGGACAGCTATCACATCAACAGTGATGGCTATTATTCAACCGTTCATAGATGGATTCATGAATATTTGGAGCAATATTTCAGATGGTCTTACTCAAATTTGGGAAGGGATTAAAATGATTTTTCAAGGTGCTTGGGAGTTCATCAAATCCATTTTCTTGGGCGCTGTTCTAATCATCATTGACCTTGTGACCGGAAACTTTAACCAGCTAGGAACTGATCTTTCTCTTATTTGGGAAGGAATCAAAAATGGAATTTCTATGATTTGGGAGGGTATTAAAACATACTTCTCTGGAGTCGTGGATGTTATCGTTGGATATGCTACCGGTGTGTTCGAGAACTTCTCTAATGTTCTTAGTACAATTTGGGAATTTATTAAAACGGCTGCGTCTATGGCCTGGGAATGGATAAAATCTACAGTATCGAATCTAATTACTGGATTGATTCAAGGTGCTCAAAACTTATGGAATAACTTTGTAAATTTCTTATCCAGTCTATGGGAAAACATCAAATCAACAGCGAGCGCAGCATGGGCCGGACTAAAATCACTTGTACTTAGTTTCATCAATGGCCTTGTATCTGGAGCACAGAACGCTTGGAACACTATGTCTAATGCTGTGTCTAGTCTTGTAAGTAATGTTACTGGATTCTTCAATCAATTGTGGAATATTGATTTGTATAGTGCAGGTCAAGCAATCTTGCAAGGTTTCTTGAATGGTCTAAAATCCATGTGGTCTTCTGTAACTAACTTTGTCGGTGGAATCGCAAGTTGGATTCGTGACCACAAAGGGCCAATTGAATACGACCGTAAACTCTTGATCCCTGCCGGTACTGCAATTATGAAAGGGTTAGACCAAGGATTGCAAGACCGATTTAAGGATGTCAAACAAACGGTTGGAGGAATGGCTGATGAAATTTCAGATGTATTTTCAGGAGACAACCTGGATCTGAATTCCTCTGCGTCCCTTACTAAAAACCTTGAGGCACAGTTGGCTATGCCATCAGCCCAATTTGAAGCACATGAAAGTAAAACCGTGTCTGAGATAGCGATTCTGAGAGCAAGTATGGAAAGAATCCTTACTGCTATCCTTGAAAAATCGTCAGATATCTACCTAGACAATGACATTATTTCTATGAAAACGTATGAACAACACGGTGCAATATATGCAAGGGAGGGAATTTAATGGATTATATGATCATCAATGGTTTTAATACATCAACCCTTCCTGGTTGTGTTGTGACTGACTTTGGAAAGGTGGAGGTCGCTAAGCCAAAAGGAGAGAAGGCTAACCTTTATGGAGTCAATGGTAGTTACCGTGTGTTAGACGGTTCTTTCGACAGTTACGAAAGGACCTTCATTCTTCATATTAAAAAAATGGTTGAGATTTCAAGTATTCTTGATAAATTTCAATCGAATGATAATATTTTGGAATTTAGCTATCAGCTAGGTTCGCTATTCTATGCAAACTTAATTACTGCTAGTTTTGAACCTTTTGGAAATCATGCTTGGAAGTTAGAAATCAAGTTAGACATGCAGCCGTTCAGATATCCAAAGAATATCGCACCAGTCGTATTAAGAAGCGCTGGAACGATTGATAATATCGGTACGGTCTATTCAGAGCCTGTCATTGAAATTGAGGGTAATGGAGATGTATCGCTTACTATTGGACGTAAAACTATGCATTTGTCAATCATTGGTAAGGCTACGATAGACTGTAGACAAGGAAAACAAAATATCTTCAATGCCAATGGGTCAGTGCAGAACACTCTCAGAAAGCGTGGTGGATTCTTTGAAATTCCTGTTGGTCGCAGTGGTGTGACTTATACTGGTAATGTACGTAAGGTGACTATTCGCCCTAATTGGAGGTATCTAGTATGATTTATTTAACAGAAGGGAATATCCCTCTTAATGCAGCATACGATGATAACATCACACAAGAAGCGAATAGCACCTATCAATTAACATTCAGATTTCCAACTAACAATGTGTTATGGCAACGACTAAGAGAAGAAACATTCTTGACTGCTGATGATCTACACGGTGAGCAAGATTTTGTGATTTTTGAGGTTGAGAAAAAGCACGGCTATATCCAAGTTTATGCGAACCAAGAATTTACTCTCTTGAATAACTATGTGGTCAATCCTATCTCATTGGACAGACAGACCGGTTCAACTGCATTAAGTCAATTTGCTGGAAGTATCACTCGTGAGAATCCATTCTCATTCTTTTCTGATATTGAAGATAGACATACCTTTAATATCGGTTCTAAGAATGCCATGGAAGCATTCGCGAAAGATAAGCACTCTATCATTGGTCAATGGGGTGGTGATTTAGTCAGACATGGTTATCAGGTACGGTTATTAAAAAATGGCGGTTCAGAGAATGAATCGCTTTTTATGTATAAGAAAAACCTGTCTAGCTATCAGCACAAGACCTCTACTAAGTCTTTGAAGACTCGCATTACCTTCATCACAACCGTCCGTGGGGAGGGTGAAAAAGCAGTCGATAAGCACTATAAGGTTGTGGTTGATAGTCCACTGATTAACAAATACAGTCAGATTTATGAAAATGTTATAGAAGTCAACGACCAAGACGTAAAGGATGAGGCAAGCCTTAGAGAATATGGCAAGCAGTATTTCAGAACTAGTCTATGTGACTTGATGGAAGATAGCTTTGAGATTGATGTAGTCGGTCAGAGTGATGTACCTGTTCAAATGTTTGATGTGGTAGGTATCTACCACGAAACATTCGATTTGGATGTAAGAAAAAAAATCACCAAATATACTTACTCACCAATGGCTAAGAAACTGAAGTCTATCGGTTTTGGTGAATTTAAATCTGGTCTTGCAAATGCGATCGGCAATATCGTGAGTGATGCAGTTAAAGGCGAAACTCAACAGCTTCAAGGTAATTTTGAACAGCAATTAGTAAGAGAGCTTAAAAACGCTGACCTTGCTTTTGAGCGTAAAAAAGAAGAGTTAACCAATCAATTCACGGATGAAGTGAACGCTATCAACGCCAAGGCAGAAGAAAACAAGCGTGCTTTGTCAGACGAAATCAACAGACGATTTCAGGAGTTCAACCCATCAGGATTTGAAGAAGCTAAATCAAAAGCAGAAGAAGCTCTACGAAAAGTTGGGGCAAACGCTGACCTAATTGAAGAAGCGAAGAGAATTGCTACTGACAATGCTAGGGATTTAAATGCCTTTAAGACTTCGACTCAGAAGGAACGTGAGAAGTTATCAGATGAACTGAAGCGCTATTCTCGAGAAGAGACGACTAATCAGATAATCGCTATTCGTGAACGTATTTCAAGCGATTATGTTGCCAAAAGCACCTTCACAGAAAACGTCGAAGGCACAAGACAACGTTTTGAAGCACTCACAAGAGATAACGAAGCTAAACTTGCAGAATACAAGCAAGGAATAGACGGACGAATTGCCGACATAACAAGCCAAGTCTCTGGTAAGGTCAATGAAGTAGACTTCCAACGTGTGAGAGAAACAAGTCAGCTTTATGAGCGTATCTTGGGTAGGGCGGATTCAAATATTGCTTCAAACATTGCCCGTATGGCCTTGACCTCTGAATTGTTCGAGGTCGAAGTAGGCAAGAGATTTAGTAATCTGACAAATCTGTTTTACGCTCCGACTAAAATTCCAAAGTATATTTCATCAGTCGCAACAGATAACCATTTGAGTCGTGTTGGTTTTGGTGATCACGATGGCATCAGAATTAACTACACAGACTCCATGTCTGGCTGGTTAGGGGTTCGGTTCCCTCTCACTAAAAGGTTTGTGAAGCAGGGCGAGGGTCTTGGTTATCGCATCGAAATTTCAGTTGACAAGGTACCTAAAGACGGCAGAGTTTTAATTCAATTATTGGATAACACTCCAAGTCTAGGCATGTACTACAACTCTCAAATTCTACTAAACAAAACTGGTAATCAGGTATTTACAGGATACTTAGATATTCCAAGGACTGGCGAGCTGAACGAGTACTCAATCAGGTTTACTCTTACGAGTCCAGGAAACATCGTTATTCATAAGCCAATGGTTATCGATAAGCGCATAATTCCTGAAGAATTCGTGGATAGCACGGACTATAACAGTGAGTATAATCGAGTGACTATGTCCTTGATGAAAGATAGTTTTGCTATCAAGTCCTTAAATAGCGCAGGAGATCTCATTGCTGGTATTAACATTGGAGCTAACGGCAACAACCGTATAGTAGGTAAGGCGACGCACATCACAGGCGAGACCTTAATTGACAATGCGGTCATCAAGTCAGCAATGATCGATAAAATCAAAACCGCCAATTTTGAAGCTGGCTCAGTCACTACGACTATTTTAGGAGCTGAAGCAGTCACAGCTGATAAGATGAAGATTGATACAGCACTCATTAAAAAACTTGTATCACAACAAGCATTCATTAAAGAATTGTTTGCTCAAAGAGCGACGATCACTCAGATCCAGTCAATCGATATCACTGGCGAGCACGTTCGAGGCGGGCGCATTTCGTCAATCAACGGAAACACAACATTTGACTTGCAGTCAGGGTGGTTAGAGATGAACGGGCCTGGTGTAGGTATTAGGAACCAATTCCCAGGACGGCCGTTGCAGTATCTAACATTTGGCGCAGGTACAATCAACGGGATTGATGGTACATATACAGCATTGTTAAGTAACCGTAACAGAAAACATGCAATGGATAGCACGTCAGCAGGTATTCAGATTTGGAACGCTAGAGGCTCTGGTAAAGTTCAAACAGCTATAACGTTCTATGGACAGACAATGGATTTCATGCAGAGCGGTCAGGCTGGAGTAAATTCTCTATCAATTGACGCTATTGATAGACGAATTGTTGGAGTTGAAGAGATTGTTTTGAAAGGCGTTTCTTTAAGTAAAGTCCTTGATGATATCTATGATAATTTCAATAATTTAAACCATGACGGAAATTATCGAAGAGGCTTTTATAACAAATGGAGATAATTAGAAAGGTAGAACATGAACACATCAGAAAAAGTAATCCAAAATCTAGGCATTCAATTAACAAATAAGACAATCGATGAGGCTTTTAGCCTTGCTGAACGTGATGAAGCTCAAGAACAATTTAATCAAGTTCACGCTCAACTTGAAAAAATCAACAAAGTCTTACAGTCAAATGAAGAGCTGAAGGCTCTATTCGACAAAGTGGCAGAAGAATTAGATAAACCTAAGGAAGAAGGGTAATACATGACATTTAAAGTAGTAAATAAATACTTGCAGGATAGTAATCGCACATTTGTGGCAATTCGTCAGGAAGCGCCTTATACAGCATTTGACCGTATTCTAGTCGGCGACCGTGTGAACGAGTCAGACGAGGTTCTGATTGAGGCGGTTCTTGGTCAGGTAGCTACTGAACTAAATCCAGCTGAAGGTGTGAAGAAGTTGCAGGAAGATTTGCATACTCAGGCTCAAGAATACGAGGTTAAACTTGAACAGAAGGATGCTAAAATTGCAGAAACAAAATCGATTGCTGATTGGGCAGTTCTTGCAGCAGTCACAAATACAGAAAACCCACTTGATCCAACGCTTTACGCTCGTGGCCTTGAGTTGATTGAAGAAGGGCAAGTCGGAAAGACTTACAAGCCTTACGAAATCTTCACGGTTTCAAACCCTTCACATACTCCAAAATTCGGAGAAGGGCAACGTGTTCTTGTCCAAGTTAACCAAGAATTTACATTCAATGGTGAAAATCTAGCAGAGCTAGAAGGCAGTTTATCACAGAACGGTAAGCTGGCCGTTTGGAAGTGGACAGAACCTAAACCAGAGAAACCATCTAGTGAACTAGAAACTCAACCAGTTACACGATAAGAAAGGGGATATATGCAAATCGAATTTTTCAATTTTTTTCGTAGCGTCGTCCAGACCGAAGACGGACTGGTTTTGTACGCTCTAGCTTTGATTGTCTCAATGGAAATCATTGATTTCTTGACAGGGACAATTGCTGCTATCGCAAACCCTGACATCGAGTATAAGAGCAAAATCGGCATTAATGGACTCCTTCGTAAGGTTTTAGGAGTCCTCTTGCTGATGATTCTTATTCCGATGTCCGTACTCTTGCCTGAAAGGACAGGTTTCGCATTCTTGTACTCGATCTATCTCGGATATATCGCTTTTACTTTTCAATCACTCATTGAAAATTACCGTAAATTAAAAGGGAATATCACTCTTTTTCAGCCAATTTTAAAAGCGTTTCAACGATTGTTTGAAAAAGATGAAGATAAAAATAAAGGAGAATAACACATGTCACAATTTAACGAAATTATTATTGCATTTGCTACAGGATTTTTAGCAGTGGCAACAGGCAGTATCGTAAAAGCAGTAAAAGATTATCTTTTACGAAAAGGCGGAGAGAAAGCGGTAAAAATCGCTGAAATTCTAGCGAAGAACGCAGTTAATGCTGTGGAGCAGGTCGCCTCTGAGACTGGCTACAAGGGTGAGGAGAAGCTGGAACAGGCACGTATTAAAATCCGTTCAGAACTCAACAAGTACAATATCAGCATGACTGACACTGACCTCGATACATTCGTTGAGTCAGCGGTCAAACAAATGAACGACTCTTGGAAAGGGGAATAGCATGGGAGTAAATATTGAAAGTGCTATTGCCTGGATGCAAGCACGAAAAGGTCGAGTTTCTTATAGTATGGAATATCGGGACGGTGAGGTGTCCTACGATTGTTCCTCAGCTATCTACTACGCTCTACGTTCGGGTGGAGCAGTATCTGCTGGTTGGGCAGTCAATACTGAGTACGAACATGACTGGTTGATTAAAAACGGTTATGAACTCATCTCTGAGAATACACCATGGGACGCTAAGCGAGGTGATATCTTCATCTGGGGACGTCGTGGGTACTCTAGTGGTGCAGGCGGTCATACAGGTATGTTTGTAGACAGTGACAATATCATTCACTGTAACTACGCATATGACGGTATTACTGTAAATGATCACGACGAACGTTGGCTGGCCGCAGGTCGTCCTTATTTCTACGTTTATCGACTAACTAACGCAAATGCTCAGCCGATTGAACCTAAACGTGGTTGGCAACAAGATAATACTGGATTCTGGTATGCACGAGCTAATGGAACCTATCCAAAAGGTCAGTTCGAATACATTGAAGAAAACAAGTCATGGTTCTACTTTAACGAGTCTGGATATATGTACGCTGAAAAATGGCTACATCATACCGATGAAAATTGGTACTGGTTCGACAAGGACGGCTATATGGCTACTTCTTGGAAGCGAATTGCAGATAAATGGTATTACTTCAATCGTGATGGGTCTATGCAAACTGGCTGGATTAAATACTACGATAACTGGTACTACTGTGATTCAGTCAATGGTGACATGAAATCAGATACTTTCATTAAGTACAATGATGGATGGTACCTACTTCTTCCTGACGGTCGCTTGGATGAAAAACCAGCGTTCACGGTTGAGCCTGATGGGTTAATTACTATCACAGATAAATAGCTAAAATAGAAAGAACAAATTAATTATACACACAGAAACCGCAGGCAGTAGCTTGCGGTTTTTTCATTTCCAAAAATAAAAAAGCAGTGAATAAAATCACTGCTTGTCAGCTGTAGCAAATTCATAGAGCTTTTCTGCTGTTAAAAGGGCCATTTTGTCCATGCTTGTTTTTCCTTTTCTAAGGTCAGAAACAGTAGTCCATGGAACTCCAGCACCTTGTGAAATAGCAGATGTAGACATCGAACTGTCTAATAATTTTTGAATAACTTTTCTCATATTATTTGTCCTTTTTATTTTTTAGATAAATATATACATTGACTGCAATTATAAAAATAGCTATTGCACTAACCATTGCTTTTCCTCTTTTCATTTGATAAAATAGAGGTGTGAGGGGCTTTCGCCCCCACCTCTTAGCGTTTACCTTTTTCTTTTGCGGGATTCGGGTTTACGCTTTTTATTTTGCCTTGCGACTGTTATTGCAGTCACCAGACTTGCGATAGCGGTTACTGTTTCAGGGATATTATCTATCACCTTCTCGAGTAACCTAAGACAATCTGCTTTGTTCAACTTCCTCACCTCCTTTCCTTATCTTGATTATATTATATCACGGTACACCGAGAAAGTCAAGCGTTTTTATAAAGTTTTTTTAAATTTTTTCAAAAAAAAATAGACCTTGTCCAGAGGTCGGGGAGTTGGAGGGACACCCTCCAATGTAAACTATTAAAACTAAATTGCAGCCTTCTCAACTATACGGGCAAAGGTGAGTATGAAAATGAATACGAAGATGAATACGATTTAAAAAA